TACCTGGTTAACGCATACCATAAAAATGCAACTATCTGAAAGATGGGTGAAATTTGTGGGTAGCCATTCCCGCGGCAGGCAAAAGGGGCAGGAAGCTCAGGGTCGCTCCCGAAGGCTCAGACCGGTCTTCTGCGTGGCTGAATAAATCGGAAATCGTAGATTACGTAAGGCGAAGGTCTATACGATATATTTATCAAAGCAGTTTTTCTTATAAGCATAAAATAAAAGGCAGCTATTAGCAAGCTTCTTGCATGTGTAATAGCTGCCTTTTTTTATTGGCACGAAAAACTTTAAACAAATTATCATTATACAATGAGCATTTAAATTTAAACACAAAAAAACTGATTGACTTCTGCAAGTTCAATCAGCATTTTCATTCTATATATTGTTCCAACATAATTTATGTTGGTGCCGCGGAACCGTGACGGTATGAGCGTATATACTTTTACTATTGCTATAAATTTAGCAGCTTAATTACTATACTAAAAGGCAGGATTCGCTCCTGCCTTTTCTATTTCCCTTGTTAATTTTTTATCGCTACATACAATGCACACCCAGCAATAACGTAGGCTATATTACGCTGTCTTTTAATTTGTTTTCGCTTTAGGTTGAACTCTTTTTCTAACTGAGCCAAGGATTGATTCGCATTCTGCAATAAGCTCTCCTGCTCTTTCGTTTTGACTTTCAGCGTCAGACAGACGTTGTTCAGCTCTTTCAGTTGATTCTGCAACGTCAGCAGTTTGCTGTTGGATGCTCTCAACTCTTCCCTCGACTGCTGTAACGCCGTCTGTGATTGAATGTTGATTTTTTTCAGCTCTGCCAAATTGCTCTTTAACTTGCTGTACTGATACTCCGTCATCACGTACTCCGTTACTTCGTCCGTTTTCTGTGGTGAGCCAGCCTGCACGGTTAGTGACATAGACACCACCAGCAATAAGCAACCCAGCGGCAAAAGCAAGGATGATTTTTGTATTCCAAATTTTTTCATGTCTCATCTTAACCTCATAGCAAAAATCACCTATAACCATTTCGAAACAGTTTGTAGGTGATTTTTTTGCAAAACGCGTATTAAATTACGTCTCTCGTAGTATTGGATATTCAGGATATAACTAAATTAAAGTCCGAAGTAATGATGCAATGCACCAAGCGTAAAACCTATGATAAGGCCGGCTAAAAACTTCTTGTCGGTTACAAATGCTTGCAGCTCTTCCATCATACCACCTCCTATCATTATAAACTGTGTCACCGGCTGTTACGCAAAATTTACCAGAAAATGCTACGCGTATAGGAGAGGGAATAACTAAAGCCTCTTGCACGGTGACTATATTTAAAGCATGAGCTTTAAATTCTTTCCAGCGCCTCTGCGCACTCTCTTTCAAAACGACTGTACAACCCTTGTCTTAAAGCAGGGCTGCCGTTGGTCCATGCCGGAGTGCTGCAAACTTTCAGGTAGATTGCCTTGATCATATCAACATCAAAGCTGCTGTCATCAACATAGCTGAGGTTAGGATATCCCAGCTGCTCGCAGGCTTCTGCGAACATCTCCCCAATGTTGCCAGCGCCATATTGTACAGCGCGGCTCCAAACAACATCTTTCATAACCTCATGATGCTTTTCAATATTATAGTTGTTACACTTGAGAGCAGCTACAGCCGGCTTATAATAAGCATCGCAGATATAGTCATGCTGACTTTTTTCAAAGTCGGCTTTGTTGTTACTATAGGCAAGCCAGCGCCATGCCTCATCAAAAGCAAGACTACCAACTGGATGCTCTGCTAAATTCTCTGCAAACCAATAGCCATTTCTACGCAGCCATCTGATGTAGTCATCAACAACTCCCATGTTGCTAGACAGCTGATACATGCCGTAGGATTTTCCTCCGGCGTCGCCATAGCCATTGCTAATGCAGCCGGCGTCGCCGTTGGACTCATAGCGTTTAGATAAATCTCCGATCATAGTTAACCCTCCTTTATCACCTTAAACATTCTTGTTTCAATCGCTTTGTTACCCAACTGAACGAGCAACAGCGCCACCATTCCAAGCGTAAAAGACTCGTAGTTGCCCCAGGTTCTGGCAAATGCGGCCAGCCAAATCGATACGCAACACCAAACGATAAAACTTACAATGGCGCATACTCTGCCAACACTGTAGGCGTTATCGTCTTTTTTTATCATGTTCAAGAACTTACGCATTATCTTCACCTCTCATTCTTTTATCTTTTGGCGGATAGTTCTGTAGCTCATTGAGTTGCTGCATAAGATTGTCAATAACGCCATTGTCCCCCAGCGCCTCATAACTCCGATAGCAGGCGTCTATGCTTTCCTTTGCATAGATTGGTATCCATCCTCTATCCTGGACATAGTGATTATAAGCCTGGATAATTCTGTCACGCAGTAATGCTTGCAGCCCCGCTTTCAACGCATCATTTTGTTTCTTCTTCTGCCGGTACATAGTAATAAGCAACGTTATTACGCAACCAGATATGACGTTGATAATAGAATTCAACGCCGCATCTAAAGACTGTTCTATCATTTCACTACACCCCTATAAATTAAACTTCAAACGTCACAGCTTCTACATCTGCTACCGTAGTTGCTGCCTCAACTTTTTCTTTTGCTACACGATATGCAGTATGCAATTTGTTTGAGCGCACCGCCACGGCTGCAATAATCATCTTCAAATCGTTAGCCGTTACCGGCGTATCGGCATTATCTGCCGTAGTCCACTCTATTGTAGCTCCTTCGCCTTGCAGCTCCAGCGCAATAATTGCAGCACTGATTCTATCGCTGGCCTTGCTGTCATAGTCGTAACTATGCCCATTATAGGCAATGGGTTCTACTTCGAGATTATCGCGTTGGATTTTAAGCGTTAAAATCTTATGCTCTTTGACGCTTTCAAGGCTTTCTTCTTCGTGCGTTACGTCTACTTCTAATTCTTTGAGTGCCTCGTCAGTAATAGACAGTGGAATGAAAATTCCCTCTTTGCCTAACGCTTCGGAAAGCTCGTATAAACTAGAGTAGGCTTGCTCTTTGTATGTATAAGTTGTTTTCATCATCAGCCCTCCTTAGTTAAAGATTATTTCAACTCTGTATTTCTTGCCTACATTCTTAGCAGCAAACATATTAGCAAATCCAGAAATCCCTTTGTTTGTATAATCATAAAAACCCGGAACATAGCTCTGATACTGCATGTTTGAAAAGTCAACACGTACACTCTCATTTGTTTCTACCGACGTTACTTTAGCGGTAACATTGTATTTACCACTCGTTACACCGTCAATCTTAAAAGCAAAGTCAAGCCAACCTCCATAATAGCAAAGCATAACAAGAGTAACAGTTTTGCCATCGTGGTACACTTCGCCCTCAACCTCACCAATGGTTGCGTTGTAGCGGCTATAGCCATACTGCGAACCTTGTTGTCCCATTGTCATAATGAACACATTCTCCGGTGTTTCAGTACCACCGCCACCATCTGTCTTTTTGTACATAAACATACGATTAAGCCCCATACTATCACCTCTTTATGACAACTTAGATGCTTGCACGATGCTTGTAATACCACCACTACTATCAGACATCATTAGGATGTTAAGAAGTAAACCTGCACTCGTGATTGCTAGGTCAGAAGCAGCGCCGATGTATTTCAGTGTTCCTGCGCCCTTTATCGTTAAGCTATAATCAGCGCTCGACTTAATGTAGACAGTAATAATTTGTGACTGTCCATTGCTAAGCAGATGGGATATAGTTGTTAAATCCAGCGTAAAATTACCTGTTGCAGTATACATAGCGGTCGACTTAGTAAGAGTTATAGACGTGCCGCTGTCATAGGCGGTCGTATATTTTTCAAGCTCTAACAACGCTATCTCGAAGGTCTGCTGTGCAGTCCATGTATTCTGTGCCGACAAACTAACTCCACTATCACTACCTCCGCTAGTAGTAATAGTAACATTACCATTTGTATCGGGGGTAACATTGTTAATAGACTTAACATAGGTAGAACTGATTGTATTACCATTGCCATCTTGGAGCGCCTTAGTAGCCACTTGTGCTGCGACGGCTGTGCCAGTTATGTTTAACTTATTGTTT